TCGCAAAACCCATAAACCGTGATTTTTCGCGTGTTGGGTGTGTTTATTGAAAATCTGAAACTGGCTGAGGAGGCCTTGAGGTGAAACGCAAGCGCGGCAGGCCGTCAGCTGCATCGCTGATGACGCTGGCGAACCCTGCCGATGCGCTGGAGATCGTCGAGCGGCAGAAGCCGCCGCATGACCTGACCGACGAGGAGATCGAGGTCTGGCACGCGGTCGTTTCGACGATGCCGGCGGACTGGTTCGACCGGGCGACGGTTCCGATTCTGGGGCAGTACTGCCGCCATGTGGTGCAGGCGCGGCGCCTGGCGGAGCTGATCGAGAAGGCGACGTCCGATCCGGGGCTTTGCATCGAGGACTATGACCGGTTGCTGAAAATGCAGCAGCGGGAGAGCGGGGCAATCACGAGCCTGGCGACGAAGATGCGGATCACGCAGCAGTCGACGACAAATCATCGTGGCAACAAGAAAACGCAAGCCAGCCGCAAGCCCTGGGAAGGCTGAGGCGGCTTCGCCTTGGGCGCCGTACGCCAGCCGCGCCGAACGCAACATCGCGTGGGTAGAGCGTTATCTACGCGTGCCGGAAGGGCGGTTCGTCGGCAAGCCGCTGGTGATGGCGGAGTTCATGCGGGAGGACTTCCGCGCGATCTACGACAATCCGCACGGCACGCGCCGGGCGATCCTGTCGAGGGGCCGGAAGAACGCGAAGACCACCGAGGCGGCGATGATCCTCCTCCTGCACTTGTGCGGACCAGAGGCGAAACCGAATTCGCAGCTGAACTCGGCCGCCCAGTCGCGAGACCAGGCGGCCATTCTGTTCAGCCTTGCGGCGAAGATGATCCGGCTTTCGCCGGAGTTGTCGGCGGTGACTGTGATCCGGGACACGGCGAAGCAGCTGGCATGTCCTGATCTTGGGACGCTGTACAGGGCGCTGTCGGCGGATGCCTCGACGGCCTATGGTCTGAGCCCGGCGCTGACGGTGCATGACGAGCTTGGCCAGGTGAAGGGGCCGAAGTCAGACCTGTACGAGGCGCTGGAGACGGCGACGGCGGCGCAGGAAAGCCCGCTGTCGATCATCATCTCGACGCAGGCGCCGAACGACGGAGATTTGCTGTCGATCCTGATCGACGATGCGTTGACGGGGAGCGATCCGCGCACCGTGTTGCGGATGGCGTCGGCGCCGGAAGGACTGGACCCGTTCTCGGAGGAGGCCATCAGGGCGGCGAACCCGGCGTTCGGGCTGTTCATGAACGCCGACGAGGTGATGGCGATGGCGGCGGATGCCCGGCGCATGCCCAGCCGCCAGCCTGAGTTCGAGAACCTGATCCTCAACCGGCGCGTGGCGATGAATACGCCGTTCGTGTCGCGCGTGGTGTGGACCGAGTGCGCTGGCGAAGTGGCGGAGGATTTCGCAGGCTATGACGTCTTCGCCGGGCTCGACCTGTCGGAGACGAGTGACCTGACGGCGTTCGTCAAGGTCGCGCAGATTGATGGTGTTTGGAACGTACAGCCGGTGTTCTGGCTGCCGGAGGCCGGGCTTTCCGAGAAGTCGCGGCAGGACCGGACGCCGTATGACGTCTGGGCCAAGCAGGGCCACATCGAGACGACGCCGGGGCGGTCTATCCAGTATGAATACGTTGCTGCCAGGCTGTTTGACGAACACCAGCGGCTGGCGTTCCGCAAGATCGCGTTTGACCGGTGGAACTGGAAGCACCTGAAGCCGTGGCTTCAGCGGGCCGGGTTCACCGATGACGAGCTTGAAGGCGACCACGCGATATTCGAGCAGTTCGGGCAGGGCTTCGGGTCCATGTCGCCAGCGCTTCGGAGCCTTGAAAGCCTGCTTCTCAACGGAGAGATCGCGCACGGCGGGCACCCGGTGCTGACCATGTGCGCGGCCAATGCGACAACACAAACAGATCCTGCAGGGAACCGCAAATTGAGCAAGTCGAAATCACATGGCCGGATTGACGGCATGGTAGCGCTTGCCATGGCGGTGGGAGTGGCCGAGGCGCACATGCCGACTGCTGATGGCGGCACTTCTTTTTGGGAAGCCGCGTGATGTCCTGGTGGACGCGACTGTTCGGGCCGAAGGAACAGAAATACTCGACGCTCGACCTATTCCGGGAAATCTACGGCGGGCCGCCCACGAAGACCGGAATATCTGTCAACTGGGCGTCTGCGCTGGAAGTATCGACGGTGCTTGCGTGCCTGCGCGTCATTGCGGAGGGCATCGCGCAAGTCCCATTCAGGCTCTACCAGGACACCGATGAGCGCGGCGGATCGCCCGCGCCTGGCCATGCACTGTATGACGTTCTATACCGCAGACCGAACCGCTGGCAGACGAGTTTCGAGTTTCGCGAGACGCTGGCCTTTCACGCTGCGCTGGTAGGTAATGCCTATGTGTTCGTTGGCCGTGTCGGCAGCGCACGCGAGGTGCGCGAGCTGATCCCGCTTGAGCCTCAGTTCGTGTCGGTCATGAAGCGGCCTGACGGCGCGCTGATCTACAAATACAACCCTGTAAGCGGCCAGGCTGTCGAGTTCGACGCCGACACGATCTGGCACATCAAGGGGCCTTCTTGGAACGGCTATACCGGCTTGGAGGCCGTGCGTCTGGTGCGGGAATCCGTGGCGCTGGCCATTGCCTCCGAGGCCGCGCATTCCGAGATGCACAAGGGCTCCGCCAAGATGAGCGGAATCTACTCCGTTGAGGGCAACCTTTCGAAGGAAAGATATGACTTCCTTGCGGCGTGGCTTGACAAGTATGCCATGGGTGGGGAACGCGCCGGCAAGCCGATGATCCTTGATCTCGGGGCGAAGTTCACGCCGACGCAGATGACGGGCGTCGATGCTCAGCACCTTGAGACCCGCAAGCATCAGATCGAGGAGATTTGTCGCGGGTTCCGGGTGATGCCGATCATGGTGGGTTATGCCGGAAACGCGATGACCTATGCCAGCGCCGAGCAGATGTTTATCGCGCACGTCGTCCACACGCTATCGCCATGGTACGAGAGGATCGAGCAAAGTGCTGACGTCAATCTGCTTTCTGGGCAGGAACGCGAGCAGGGTTATTACACGAAATTCACGCCCAATGCGCTGATGCGTGGCGCGGCGCGCGACCGGGCCGAGTTCTACACGCGCATGGTTGGCTCGGTGAACGCCACTCCCGGCATCATGACCCGCAACGAAATCCGCGCGCTGGAGGAACTTCCGCCTATCGAGGGCGGTGACGTGCTGTTCGACCCGACGCCACCAGCGGCGTCAGCAGATCCGGCACCATAGGAGCAACCATGGATCGCATTGAAATCAAGCTGGCGTCTGATGACTTTGACGCCAAGACCGGAGAGTTTGCGGGTTACGGCGCGATCTTCGGCAATCTGGACAGTTATGGCGATGTGATCGCCAAGGGTGCCTTCAAGACCACGCTGCGCGAGTGGGAAGAGCGCGGCAAGTATCCTCCGATGCTCCTTCAGCATGGCGGCGGCGGTTTCGGCGGCTCTGCGGATGATATGCTGCCGGTCGGCCAGTGGACGCAGATGGAGGAAAACTCCAAGGGACTCAAGGTGGCCGGCAAGCTGTTTGCGCTCGGCACAGAGCGCGGCCAGTATATCTACGAAGGCATGAAGTCTGGCGTCCTCGATGGCCTTTCCATTGGGTTCCGCGCCAAGAAGTTCACGCGCGGCACCAAGCCCACCGAGCCGGTACGCACGCTTGAGGAAATCGACCTCATGGAAGTGTCCATCGTGACATTCCCGGCCAATGGCAAAGCCCGCGTGAGCAACGTGAAGTCATTTGACGCCCGTCTTTTGCGGGCAATCGAGGCCGATCTGAAAACAGATCCAAAACTGAATTTGTCGAGCGCCCAGGCAGTGAGTGCCGTGGCGATCTTCAAGAAACATCTTCGTGAGGAAGGTGATGTAACGCCAGATCTGTCCCGCGAGGCGGACGAAAAGGCACTGGCGGAGGCTCTCCGCCGCACCCTCAAAATCATCGGAGTGTGATGAAATGGAATTGAGCGAAATCAAGTCGCTGGTCGAGAAGACCGGCGAGGCGTTCGACGCCTTCAAGAAGGCGAACGACGAGAACCTGAAAAAGCGAGATGTCGTGATCGAGGAGAAGATCTCCAAGATCGAAGGCGACCTTGACAAGGCCGTCGAGGCCAAGGCCGCTTTGGAGCGCCAGATCGCAGCCGAGAAGAAAGAGCGCGAGGAACTCGAACTCCGCCTCTCCAAGCTCGGCACCAAGGGCACTGGCGACGACAAGTTCGACGTGGAACTGAAGTCGTTCAACGATGCGCTGAAGGCTTCCGCCAAGGATCGCCAGGCCGCCTATGAGCCCGTCGATGCCGATGGCTATCGGGCATACAAGTCGGCATTCCGCAACTTCATGGCCAAGGATGCCCGTCTGCTGACGGCCGATGAGGTCAAGACGCTATCCGTTGGGTCCGACCCGGATGGCGGCTACCTCGTTACGCCCGACACCGGCGGCCGCATTGTGACCAAGGTCTATGAGACCTCGGAGATGCGCCAGATTGCTTCGGTGCAGGCCATCGGCAGCGACAAGCTGGAAGGCATCGAAGACCTGGGCGAGGCCGGAGCAGGTTACGCCGGTGAATCCGCGCAGGGTTCGGATACCACGACGCCGCAGGTCGGCAAGTGGTCGATTCCGGTGTGGATCATCGACAGCGAGCCCAAGGCCACGCAGTCGATCCTCGACGACGCCTCCGTCGATGTCGAGGCCTGGCTGGCTGGCAAAGTCTCGGACAAGTTCGCCCGCTTCGAAAATTCGGAGTTCGTGAAGGGCGCCACAAAGATCCGTGGCTTCACCTCGTACACGACTGCGGCCGACTCGGGATCTGGCGTGACGTGGGGCTCCATCGGCTACATCGCGACCGGCACGTCAAGCGCGTTCGGATCGACCGTGGCCACTCAGGCTGACAAGCTGATTGACCTGATGGGGCTCCTCAAGCAGGCCTATCTGCCGAACGCCCGCTGGGTGGCCAACCGCGCGGTCCTGACGGCGATCCGCAAGTTCAAGATCGGCGCCAGCACGGACGCTTACGTCTGGTCTCCGGGACTCGGCGTGGGCATTCCCGAGACGATCTTGGGCTATCCGGTGTCGCGCATGGAAGACATGCCTGCGCTGGGTTCTGACAGCCTGTCGATGGCGTTCGGCGACTTCCGCGCGGCTTACCAGATCGTGGATCGCATCGGTATCCGTGTTCTGCGCGATCCGTTCACTGCCAAGCCCTTCGTGAAGTTCTACACCACGAAGCGCACCGGCGGCGGCGTCGTGAATTTCGAGGCCATCAAGCTGATGAAGTTCGGCTCATCGTAACGAAGCAGGCGGGGCGCAATGACGCGCCTCGCCCTTTTCTTTCTCTCCTCACTTTCAGCATGAAGGAAATCTGAACATGCTTCGCGATCTTGCGAATAACCTGACCCTGAAAAGGGCAGTGTCTCCCCAGGCGGCGAGGACCGATAATACGGCCATCGTCTCCGAAATCCTCGACGTCCGTGACTTCGAGGGCGCTATGCTGGCGATCCAGATCGGTGCCAACACGGATGCCAACGCGACCTTCGCCGTTCTCCTCGAGGAAAGCGCCGCCGCCAATATGGACGGCGCCAACGCTGTGTCGGATGACGACATGAACGGCACGGAAGCCTTGGCTGGGTTCCAGTTCGACGACGACAACGAGTGCAGGAAGCTCGGCTATCATGGCACCAAGCGGTACATCCGCGCGACCATCACGCCGACCGGCAACGACAGCGGCAACATCTTCCTCGCTGCTTCGTGGGTCTGCAAGCCGCGCCGTCTGCCGGCTGAAAATCCTCCGGCCTGATCTCAGGCACATGAACCATGACGGGGCGGTCTTCGGGCCGCCCTTTTCCATTTCAGAAGGCATATGATGCTCGCACCTGTCCGCACCGTCGCACCGGCTGCACCATTGCTGACCATCGCGGACGCGAAGGCGCATCTGCGCGTGGATCACGCGGACGAAGACGTGATCATCAGCGGCCTCATTGACGCTGCTCACGCGCACATTGATGGCTACGGCGGCACGCTTGGCCGCGCGCTGATCACGCAGACGTGGACGGTGGACTTCTCGACGTTCTTGAACCGTATGGACATTCCGCTCGCGCCGGTCCAGTCGGCCACGATCCAGTATTACGACAGCACCAACACGCAACAGACCCTTGCAACATCTGTCTATGCCGTTCTGACGGACGGCCTCGGGCCGTATATCGCCCTGAAATACAACCAGCAATGGCCGCAGACTTATGCCAGAGACGATGCCGTGAAGGTCACGTTCGTCGCCGGGTACGGCGCAACGGCGGCAAGCGTGCCTGCGGCTATCCGCGCGGCGATGCTGCTACTGATCGCGCACTGGTACGACAACCGCTCGACGCTCTCCATCGGAGAAAGTGTAGCGGAGTTGCCGCTCTCGGTTTCCGCCCTTTTGGCGCCGTTCCGGCGCGTCGGCGTCTAACACCTTCCATCACAGGAGATACCCATGACAGACATCAGCATCACCGCCGCCAACGTGCTTGCGGGCACCGGCGCGGACACCGAGAACGGCACGCTGGGCGCAACCGTGACCGCCGGTCAGGTGCTTTACAAGGCGGCGGCTGACGGCAAGTGGTATCTTGCCGACAACAATGCGGCGTCTGCCGAGGTTCGCCAGGCCAAGGGCATCGCCCTCAACGGCGGCGCGGCGGGCCAGCCGGTGCGCGTTCTCAAGTCCGGGCTCTGCACCATCGGCGGCACGATGACGGCAGGCGTGGCATACTATCTCAGCGACACGCCGGGCGGCATCTGCCCGGTCGCGGACATCGGATCTGGCGAGTACAGCTGTTTGATCGGCATCGCCACCACGACCGCGATCATCGATGTCAAGTTCCAGTATTCGGGCGTCGCGCTCTAAGCCATGGATGCCGGCCGTCTCGACCGCCGCATCGTCCTGAAGCGCCGCAAATCCGGCGAGAACGGGTTCGGCGAGCCCGTTGACGAGTGGACCACCGTTGCCACCGTCTGGGCGCATGCCGCGCCGGTCAGCGATGGCGAGCGGTGGCGGGCTGGCGAGACGCTGGCATCGAGGCTCACCCGCTTCACCGTCCGCTATTCCGCGATGGCGGCCGCGCTCGATCCGCGGGATCAAATCGAATACGACGGGCGCACCTGGGACATTCAAGGCGTCAAGGAGATCGGACGGCGCGAGATGTTCGAGATCACGGCGGCGGCGAGGGCGGAATGAAGATTACCGTTTCCACCTCCGGCTTTCGTGCTCTCGATCAAGCCTTGGGCGAACTCCCCAAGGCCACGGCGCGGAACGTGCTGAAACGGACGCTGACCAAGGCCGGGCAGCCCATCGCGGACGAGGCCTCGCGGCTGGCACCCGTCGATACCGGCAAGCTGGCGGGGCGGATCATCGTTTCGGCCCGGCTCAAGAACAAGGTCGGCAATGCGGAGTATGCCGCAGCCATGCGGGCGGGGCTCGGGCGGAAGGCGGCGGGTGCGGCGCTGCGGCAGGCCCGGCGCGACGCCAAGGGGCAGGGCTCTTTCGCGGAGATGTTCGTCGGCCCGGCGCGCGGCGTTCTGGCCTATGCCCACCTGGTCGAGTTCGGGACCGCGAAGATGGCGCCACAGGCGTTCATGCGCCCGGCATGGGACAGCGGCAAGCGCCAGGCGCTGGACATCATCCGGCGCGAACTGGGCAACGAGATCATCGCCGCCGCGCGCAGGCTGGGCCGGAGCAAGAAGGCCACGGCGGATGTGAAGTACCGCGCCTCGATGGCGGCGCTGCTGGCGCACGAGGCCGCCTGATGGAAGAGGCGCTGCGGAGCTACCTTCTGGCGGGGTCAGATATCGCGGCGCTGGTGGCGGCGCGCATCCACTGGGTGCGCTCCCCGCAGGGCGCGGCGTCACCGCGGGTTGTTCTCTACCGCATAAGCGGGCTGCGCGACATGCACATGCATGGGCCTTCCGGCCTCGTTGCGAGCCGCGTCCAGGTGGACTGCATTGGCGGCAGCTACGGCATCGCCAAGACCGTGGCGCGGGCCGTGGAGGCGCGCATCAGCGGGTTCAGCGGCACGGCCTTCGGCACCGAGTTTCAGGGCTGCTTCCTGATCGGGGAGCGCGACGATTTCGAGGATACGAACACGCCAGACAAGCTGTTCCGCACCTCGCTTGATTTCAACATCTGGCACAAAGGAGCCTGACCATGCCCGCCACCACGGCAGTCATCGGTTACAACACCGATTTTGCGATCTACAACGGGTCCACCTATGTGGACGTGGCGGAGGTGACGTCGATCACCTGGCCGGGCTACAGCCGCGATGCAATCGACGCCACGAACATGGCATCGCCAGACCAGTTCCGCGAATACATCCCCGGCCTGATGGACGCGGGCGAGGTCACCATCGAGATGAATTACGTCCCCAATCACGCGGACGTGATCATCGCGGCGCTGACGGCGGCCACCGCAGGGCAGTTCAAGATCACTGCCGCCAACGGCGCGAACGTGGTGTTCACCGCCATCGTGACCGCCTATCAGCCGCAGGCGCCGGTCGATGACAAGATGACCGCCTCGGCTACGTTCAAAATTACCGGCAAGCCCACCTGGGCGGCGGCCTGATAATGGCCAATCCGCACCGTGGAGAAGTCAGCTTCAAGGCTGGCGATAAGGATTATACGCTCTGCTTCACGATCAATGCCGTATGCGAGCTTGAGGACCGGCTCGGCAAGAGCGTCGGCGAGATCGTGAGCGACATGGGGCGAATTTCCGTGGTGCGCGCCGTTCTATGGGCCGGGCTTTTGCATCACCACAAGGTGAGTATCGAACAGGCGGGCGAGATCATGCACGAGGCCGGTGCGGCGGCCACGGCGCAGGCGATCAACGCGGCGATGGCCATGGCCTTCCCCCAGCCGGAAGCGGGGGCCCCCTCAAAAAAAGGGTAGGGCCGGAACCGCGCAACGACTGGGCCGGGCTGCATCTGCAATGGGTGACGGCTGGGTTCGAGGCGGGGCGGTTCTGGCAGATCACGCCGCGCGAGATTGACCGCGAGATGCAGGGCGCGAGGCGGCGGCTTGAACGCGAGGCCGATGAGCGCATGTCGCTGGCCTGGCACATCGTGGCCCTCGACCGCACGAAGAAACTGCCGAAACTGGAGACGCTGTTGATCGGCGCCAGGCGCGGCAACGGCAGGCGGCAGACGCCTGAAGAACACCTGATTGCGATGAAGTCCATATTTCTCGCCTTTGGCGGCGATCCCGAGGAGCTGAAGACACTGCAATGAGCCAGGCGGAAATCGGCAGTCTCAGAGTCAGGCTCGGGATCGACACGGCGGAGTTTTCCAACGACATAAGGAAAGCCCAGTCATCCCTCGCCACTCTCCAGAAATCATTCGCGACCCTCGGCACCGCCTTCGCGGGCATGATCGGCGGCCTTGGTATTGGCGCGCTCGGAGCGGCCGTTACTGATGCCATCAAGCAGGTTGCCCAGATTGGCGACCTCGCGGAGACGATTGGGATCACGGCCGAACAGGTTCAGGTCTTCAACCGCATGGCGCTGGCGTCCGGCACCTCCGCCGAAGTCATGGCCAAGGGACTGCAGGAGATCGCGGAGCAGTCCACCGACGTCAATTCCAAGCTCTCGAAGCTCTTCGCCGCGAACGGGCTCACCGCGCAAGGCCGCGACACCAATGAGGTGATCCGCGACTTCATGACATTGCTGCAGAACGCGAAGACGCCCGCCGATCAGCTGGCGATGGCGACCGGCGTTCTCGGCACCCGCGTGGGCCGCGAGCTGGTTGAGGCGTTCCGCACCGGCGCGAAGGGCGTCGATACCGCCACGCAGGAAATGGTCGAGAGCGGCAACTTCCACACCAATGCGGAGGTGGCGCGGCTTCAGGAGATCGAGGAAGCCTACAACCGCACCACCGCAAACATCGGGACCATGTGGCAGCGCATGGTCGTGGGCATGGTGGAGGCCGCCTCGCTGCATGTGCAGGGCATCCAGGAGATGTTCGCCAACCTGAGTTCCGACAAGCCGTCGGCCATTCAGGAACTCTGGGCGATGCTGAACGGCGATCAGTATCGCGGCAATCCCGCCGTAAACATGGGGCCGATGGGCGGCGCCGGGCAATTCGCGTTCCCGCCGGTGAAGCCCACCGCCAACCCATTCACCAATTTGCCGGTGCTGAAACCGGAGAAGGGCAAGACCGCTGCGGAGGAGCGGAAGGAACGGCAATCGACAATTGAGGACATCTACGGCGCGGGCAAGGCAGTTTCCGCCCTCGAGGAGCACATGAAGAGCGCGACCCCCGAGGCCAGCCTCTTTTCGGACAGCTTGCTGCGCATTGGCGATACCATTCAGTACGGTCTGAGCGATGCCATATCCGGCCTGATCACCGGCACGATGAGCGTGCAAGAGGCCTTCGCAGGCATGGTTCAGTCCATCGTCCAGAGCCTTGCCGACCTCGCGGCCGAGCTGCTGACGAACATGGCCTTCCGGTTTCTGCTTCAGGCACTGGGCGGTGGCGGAGGTGCCGGGTTCAACATCGGCGGCATGACCTTCGGTGGCCTGTACGCTGGCGGCGGCTATCTCGGCTCCGGCAAGTGGGGCATCGCCGGTGAGGCTGGGCCCGAGATCATCCACGGCCCGGCGCGCATCACGCCAATGGACAAGATGGGCGGCGGCGAGATGAACGTCACGGTCATCAACAACACTCCCGCCCGCGTCAACACCAGCCGGAGCGCCGATGGCGGCCTCCGCGTCGAGATCGTCGAGGAGATGGTGGCCAATGCGGTGGCGCGCGGCGGCAACAAGATCGACGACGCCATGGCGCGGGGCTACGGCCTCAGAAGGGCGGGCCGCTGATGACGATCTCTGCCGCCCTGAAGGAGATTTACGCCAGCGCACCGGCCACGCAGCGGTATATCGAGACGCTTTCCTTTGGGCATAGCCTTTTCCCGCAGACCTATTACCTCACCAACGATAACCAGGCATGGGACTTTCTGCTTGAGAGCGGGCAGCTCGTCACCTTCGCGCCGATGCCGTTCCGCATCGTCCTCCCGACGATGGACGGCAAGGGACAGCAGGATCTGACCCTGACGCTGGCCAATATCGGCCGCGACCTGGTGGACCCGCTGGAGGCGGCAATTGCTCTGCCGTCCGAGCCGATCCGCTGCACATACCGGGTTTACATCGACACGCCTTCGACTTCTCCACAGAACTCCCCGCCGCTCGTCCTGACAATCACCGGCGTCAGCGTGACGGCGGAGGCTGTTTCCGCGACCGCGACCCGGACGGACGTCCTCAGCCGGGCTTTCCCCTTCAATTTTTACCAGTACACGCAATTTCCGGGTTTGCGGCGATGAACATGGACGCATTCATCGGCCTGCCGTACCGGGAAGGGGCGCGCGGCCCGGACAGTTATGACTGCTATGGCCTCGTGGCGGCGGTCCTGCGGGCCGTCAGGGGGCTTGAACTGCCGGACTGGCACGCGGCTGCATCCGGCCAGCAAGCGGCCTCACGGGCCATCTCTGCGGCGCTGGCGGGGGAGGTGGCCGGGGGGCGCTCAGTCCTGGTGTCCGAGCCTGAGAATTTTGACGTGGCCATCGTGGGCTCGAACAACCGGCCTCACCATGTCGGCATCGTCTATGACGGCGGCGTGTTGCACGCCTCCCGCGCCTTCGGCTCCGCCTGGCATCCGATCCCGCGCTTCGCGGCGCTCTACCCGCGAACGGAGTATTACCGATGGCAGCCATAGTCCTGCTTCGGAACCCGCTCGCACCGCACACAAGGGAAATGGTCGAGATTGAGACCGGAACGCGCGTGATCGACTGGCTCCAGGCCAATCATCCGAACGGCTTCGGCGTGCCGATCCGGTTCTACGTCAACAGCGTGGAGAAATCGCTCGACGATCTAGACTATGCGGTTGGTGTGGATGATGTGGTTGTCATTGCACTGATGCCGGCGGAGCCGATCTCGCTGAGTTCGATTGCCATTTCCTTTGCCATTTCGGCGGCGCTCGCGGCGATCTCCTTCGCGGTCAACTATTTCTTCTTCCGGCCCAAGGAAGCCGCGGGCGGGCTCAAGGGTGAGCGCCGCTCCGTCTACGACATTTCGACCGATCAGAACTCCGCCCGCGTGGGCGAGGCGATCCCGGTCCTCTACGGAACCGCGATATACTCTCCAGACTACGTGAGCCAGCCTTACACCTGGTTTTCGTGGAGCCAGGCGAACGCTTTGGAGCCGCTGAACGGTATCCAGTATCTCGATATCATCATGTGCCTTGGGCAGGGCAACATCGACGTCTCGGACGTCTTTGTCGGAGACACCGACGTGACGACGCTTCCGGCGGGTGTCGTGACGTATAAGGTCTTCAAGCCTGCGCAGCACAACTCGACCATGGGCACGATTGCCGCGGCGATGGGCTCCGGGTTCTACGAGAACGTGGCAACCTCGACGGAGGTGGCAAATCAGGAACTCGCCAAGGCCAATGACAGCGCTGGCTATGTCGCGGCATGCAAGCCGGGGCAGAAGGGCCAGGTTTTCCAGGTAGATTTCGTATGCCCGAACGGCCTCTATATCGTCTCGACAGATCCCGGAGACGTCCGGTCCTATAGCGTCAACATCACTGTGTCCTGGGTGGAGCTTGACGACAATGACAACCAGGTCGGCTCGACCTACACGCAGTCCGTCACGCTGAGCACGAGCGCGCCAGGCACGACAGACAACATCGTCCTGACATCGCCCGTTCGCCGCACTTACACGATCACGGCAAACAAGTCCGCGCGCTGGGCGGTCAAGGTTACTCGCACCACGAACCCGACGAGGCCTCAGAAGGGGCAGTCGCAGGTCGTCTGGACCGGCCTCAAGCTGATGCTGGATTACCCGGCCACTCCAGTTTACGGGGCCGTGACGCTGCTGGCTTGCCGCATCAAGGCGTCGAACGGCCTCGCATCGGACGCCGCCGTCCGTGTCCGCGTGAAGGCCACGCGGCGCCTGCCGCCTCCGACGGGCGGCACGGAGGCGCAATCGAACAGCGGCGCGGACGCCTTCGCGGATGTCTATGTCAACACCGTCTACGGCGCCGCACGGCCTCGCGCGGAACTCGACACCGCCACCCTGACGACGCTCCGCACCACCTGGGCGAGCTACCAGTTCAACCACGTCTTCCGCGACCGGATCACGGTGTGGGAGGCGCTGCGCACGATCACCACGCCTTACGGGGCGGAACCGCTGCCGGTGGGCCAGGTCATGTCGGTCGCGCAGGATGGCGTGAAGTCCGTTCGTTCGGCGCTATTCACGGATGCCAACATCGTCGCCGGGACCATGGAGGTTGGATACAGCTTCGACGAAGAGGGCGCGGCGGACGGCATCGAGATCGAGTATCTGGACCCGAAGGACTTCCGGCAGAGCTATGCCCTGTGGCCGGCCGACTCTGTCCGTCCTGACCGCTTCACCGTTCCCGGCATCACCAGCGCCACTCATGCGGCTGAGTATGCCAAGCTGACCTGGCAGCGCAGCCAGTCGCAGCGCAAGCGCATCACCTTCGACACCGAGCTTGAAGGCCTGATCCTGCAGCTGGGCGACCGGATCGGCGTCTCTCACAATGTCCCGAAATGGGGCGATGGCGGGCTCGTGCTGTCCATGAGCGGCAACACGCTCACTGTGGACAAGAATCTCGACTGGTCAGGCGGTCAGAAACAGATACTGCTCCGCAAGCCCGATGGCGGCGTTACGGACCCGATCACGGTGACGCGCGGCACGCAGGATAACAAGGTCGTGCTGCCCGAGGCCGCGCCGACGACGATCAACTACGACAATGACAGCGAATACACCTCGTTTGCTTTTGGATCGAGCACAACGCTGGTGCGGGATTTCATCGTGATCGCGGCGCGGCCAACAGGGGAGAACACCGTCACCGTCGAGGCCGTCAACTACGCTCCGGCGATATTCGACGGGGCCATGAGCTTCATGAGCTAGGCCGTGACCACTCAGTACCCGTCCAGCCTGCCGCAGCCGCTCCTGCAGGGGTTCGGCATGTCGGTTGCCTCCGGCGTGATCCGCAGCGACATGGATACGCACCAGCAGCAGCGCCGGGTGTTCAGCACCATGCCGCACGTCTTCTCGATGTCCTTCATCATGAGCATCGTGGAGTGGGAGGCATGGGCGCGCTGGGTGGATGAGTATGGTTTTCGCTGGTTCCAGATCGATCTGCCGACGATGTACGCGGGGCGTGACGATCTCGACAAGAAGGCAACCCTTGTCCGGCTGACGTCCATCGGCGCGGCGGCTCCAGTGAGCGGGCAGCATGTGCAGATCGCGGTGACGGCGGAGATCGCGCCATCCGCCATCGCTGAGTACATCGAGGACGCGCCGTGAGCAGCTATCCGCAGGATTTGCCGCTGGCGCTGATCGAGGACTATTCGGTCGATACGCAATACGGCGTCTCTGCCGTAATTTTCGAGAGGGGCAACACCCGCCAGCGCCGGGGTGCCAGCAAGCAACGCAAGGTCTTGCAGATCAGCGTGATGCTGACGGCGACAACGGAACTGTGGGCGTGGCAGTCCTGGGCCAATTCCTACGGCTACGACTGGCATCTGATGTACCTGATCAGCAATTACTCAGGCGCATCTGGCGGTGCGCCGACGTTGCATTACATCCGGTATATCGGAGACCCGTCGATCCAGCTCGTTGGCGCGAATGTTTTCCGCGTCACGGTGCAGGCCGAAATGGACATTGACCGGCCTCCGGTCGGCATCGTCGTCACAAGCGAGGATTGGATCATCGGCGGCACGCCTGCCGATCCGTCCGACGACAACAGCATTCAGGCCGGCACGCCAGCCAGCCCGTCAACTGACTTCATCATCGCCGGTTAGAGGGAAAGACCTTGGCAGACACCTTTGCAAGGATGAGGCAGATCGTCGGCTCAACTGCCGACTGGGCTGCGAACGATATCGTCCTGGGCTCTGGCGAGATTGGCATCGAGCGGGTGTCCGGGTCCGACGTTCGGATCAAGGTTGGCGACGGCTCGACAGTCTATTCGCTACTCCCTTATGCGAGCGCATCGAGCACGACCATCAACAGCGCCACGCAGACGGCTCTCGATGCGAAGGTGGCCAAGGCTGGCGACACGATGACCGGGCTTCTGATCCTGTCTGGCGATCCGGTTGCGGACCTCGGAGCGGCCACGAAGCAGTACGTTGACGCCATTGAAGACACGTTGACGACCTCAATCAACGGCAAGCTCTCAACCTCGGGCGGCACGCTGACGGGTTCACTCACTCTTGACGATGACCCGTCGTCCGATCTCCATGCAGCCACAAAGCAGTATGTGGATGACGCGGCAGGGGCGAAGGTAGATCTTGGTGGCGACACCATGACGGGCTTCCTGGTGCTCCACGCCGATCCGTCCAGCGCCATGCACGCGGTCACGAAGCAGTATGTGGACAGCGGATCGTGGGCAACGGTTGTCGGAGGATCGGCGGCCTACGCCTCGAAAGGAGTTCGCACGAATGCGGCCGGATTCATTGACAGTTCCCTTCTGCCGATCACGGGCAGTTATCAAGGCGCGGTGGACGTCACGGACACCTATGCGCTGCCGGGCGGCTATAACGTAGGCGACTATTTCGCGGTCTCGATCAGCGGCACGATTGACGCATCGTGGAACTCCTACATAACCGGCAGCCCTTCGACGGCCGCCTCTGGACAGTTCTTGATTTACAATTCTGCGGGTGACTTCGACCTCGTGGGCGACGATGTCTCCTCCACGGCCATAGACGGGAAGCTCGACAAGTCAGGCGGCACGATGACGGGCTTTATCGTCCTTCACGCTGATCCCGACGCCGCGATGAAAGCCGCCACGAAGCAATACGTTGACACGATGCTGCCCAAGGCGGGCGGCACCATGACTGGCGATTTGACGCTCTCGGGTGCTCCGTCTAGCGGCCTCCACGCCGCGACGAAGACCTATGTGGACACGGCGGACGCGCTTGCTGCGCTGAAGGCGAACAATCTATCGGACCTTGCGTCTGCTTCCACGGCCCGCACCAATCTCGGCGCGACGACGGTTGGCGGCGGTTTGTTCACGGCGGCCAACGCGGCAGCGGCCAGAACGACGCTTGAACTCAAGAGCGGCGCGCTGGTTACGATCACTGTCGGCACGTCTGAGCCCGGAAGCCCGTCATCCGGCGATCTCTGGGTGGACACGAACTGATGGCAATTCAGTTTGTTGGCTATGCGGTGGCGGGAAAGGCCGGGGCAACATCTGGGAATAGCTCTCTGACGTTGAGCAGCGGCCTGACTGGTGGCATCGCGTCATCGGTCTCCGAAGGCGATCTTGTGGTGGGTTTTTTCAGCGTTGGATCATCGGGAGCGATTACGAACCTTAACCTGGACGTCACTGACGGAACAGACGATTACGCCCTGATTGGCAGCCAGCTTTTTTCAAACGACACCTATGAAACACATCTTCGCGTTGCCTATAAATTCATGGGGTCTACGCCTGATGCATCGGTTGTTTTCGGCCCGACTCGAAATGCCAACTACGCTGGCGTTACACTCGCAAAGGTTTTCAGGGGCGTTGATCCTGCAGCGCCATTGGATGTCACGCCGACGATTGCCACCGGCCTGAATACGAACAGGCCGACACCGCCAGCGATCACGCCTGTCACTTCAGGGGCGTGGATCGTAAGCGTGGCTGCATCGGCACATAACGGCGGAGCGCAAAACTATTATAATATTTCAGGGTTTACTAGTGCTTTCGGTGCCGCGCAAAACGACACCCACGACGTGAATATGGTAGCCGCATACAAGGACGACTGGACGAGCGGCGCGTTCACCCCGTCACAATGGCTTCACGACGTATCCGATTCCACGTCGTTCAGCTGGGCCGCTTTAAGCTTTGCGCTCCGGCCACTTGGGAGCGGCGGCAACATCAAGGTCTGGAACGGCTCGAGCTGGGTGGCGAAGCCTGTGAAAGTCTGGAACGGCAGCGCATGGGTAACGAAGCCCGTGAAGCGGTGGAACGGCTCCGCCTGGATCACGACGCCTTATTGAGGACAGAGACATGCCCACTTCACCGACGCCTCGGAAGGACTTCTATATTCACATCGGGGCGCCCGATCCGATCATCGTCCGCTTCCGCGCGGGCGGCGAAGACGGGACGCTGGTGGCTTTCGACAGCTCACTGAAGTTCACCGTCAGGACGCCGTCTGCAACGCTGACGCTCGGCGTTGGCAGCGGCATCACGCTTTCGACGGATGAGACGGTCGCAGATGCTCGCGCCACGATCCAGATGACGGTTGCCCAGTCGCGGACGATCCCGCTCGGATCACTCTCGACCTACGAAATCCAGCGCACCGTGGGCGGGCGGGAAGAGGTCATCATGATGGGCAAGCTGATTGCCGAAGGCGGAGACAATCCCGATGCCGCGTGACGTCGTCGAAGTCCTGGTCGAGAACGAAGAGACGGTCGAGATCGTCACGGACGAAATCGTCATTGTCGAGGTAATCGACAGCGGCCCAGCTGGCCCAGCTGGTCCGACTGGCCCTGCCGGCGGCGGCATTGATTACAAGGGCACGGTTGCTCTCGTTGGCGACCTCCCTTCATCCGGTAATGATGTCGGCGATGCCTACATCGTCGAGGATGATTATCACCTCTATGTGTGGGACGGTGACACCTGGACGGACGCGGGGCCGTTTGCGGTTTCTCTGACTGGTCCGACCGGCCCCACAGGGCCTGAAGGTCCGACGGGTCCAGCGGGTGCCACTGGACCGACTGGCGCGCAAGGCGAGGCGGGTGCGGTTGGTGCCACAGGTCCAACGGGGCCGGCTGGCGCGCAAGGTGCAACGGGTCCGACTGGCCCGATTGGTCCCACGGGTGCCAATGGTGCCACAGGGCCAGCGGGGGCGACCGGCCCTCAAGGCGATGCGGGCGTTGCTGGTCCGACTGGCGCAACTGGGCCTCAGGGCGACACAGGTCCGGCAGGCGCGACTGGCCCAGCTGGTGCAGTCGGAGCCACGGGTCCGACTGGTCCCGAAGGTCCGGCAGGAGCTAACGGCGCGACTGGCGCGACTGGCCCCACCGGGCCGACAGGAGCGGGGGCTACAGGCCCAACTGGTCCGACTGGCCCAGTAGGCCCCACGGGCGCGACAGGGCCGTCTGGAGCCCCTGGCAGCGGCGTGGCGTGGCAGGGCGAATGGGACAGCGGCACGGCCTATGTCGCCAATGACGGCGTGCAATACCTGGGCAGCTCGTGGATCGCCAACACCGGCAGCACGAACAAGGTTCCCGGCACCGATCCCGAGTGGGATCTCTGGGTTTCCATCGGCGTCACGGGTGCCACTGGTCCGACTGGCCCAGTAGGAGCGACCGGGCCAACGGGCCCAACAGGACTGACCGGCGCAACTGGTCCCACAGGCCCGACGGGTCCACAGGGCGATGCGGGATCAGCCGGCGCTGTCGGGGCCACGGGTCCGACCGGGCCCACGGGCCCCCAGGGTGTGCAGGGCGATGCCGGTGCGGTTGGTGCAACTGGCCCGACGGGTCCGACTGGACCGCAGGGAACGGCTGGCGCTGTTGGCGCGACCGGGCCCACCGGAGCGACAGGCCCCACAGGACCGACGGGTGTCACTGGCCCAACAGGTCCGACCGGCGCGCAAGGTGACAAGGGCGGCCTGCGCTATAATTTCTCCACCACCACGGCCGCCGCCGATCCAGGGCAGGGCGTCTTCCGGCTGAACAACGCGACGATTGCGTCGGTGACGGCGATATACATCGACAATCTCACCGTGGAGGGCACGGACGTTTCCGCCTTCCTCGATACCTGGGACGATTCCGGCAGCACGGTGAAGGGCCATCTCGTCATCAATTCGAACGCCAATGCGGATGCGACCTATTGCATCTTCACTGTCTCGGCGGTGGCGAACTCGACGGGCTACAGAACCGTCACGGTGGCCTATGTCTCGGGGGCGCTTCCGTCCAACTCCGAGGCATGCGTCATCACGTTCACCAGGACGGGCGATGTAGGTGCAACCGGCAACACCGGGGCAACCGGGCCAACTGGTCCAACGGGGCCGCAGGGTGTACAAGGTGACGCCGGTGCAGTTGGTGCAACTGGCGCAACGGGGCCGACTGGACCGCAGGGAACGGCTGGCGCTGTTGGCGCGACTGGACCCACCGGACCAACGGGACCGCAAGGCACCACGGGCAACACCGGCCCGACTGGCCCCACAGGCCCCACCGGGAACACCGGGGCAACTGGCCCGACTGGTGCCACGGGTCCGACTGTCTATCCTGGCGCGGGCCTTGCCGTCTCGACGGGCTCCGCGTGGACAACATCGAAGACGGCTCCCGCTGGTCAAGTCGTCGGCACGACGGACACACAGACGCTTTCGGGCAAGACACTGACCGACCCGGCGATCATCGGGGCGATCGCCGAGGACATCTACACGATCACCGACGGCGCGGCGTTCGAGATCGACCCGTCAAACGGCACGATGCAGAACGTCACGCTTGGCGCGTCACGGACGCCGAAGGCGACTAACTTCGCAGCAGGCGAGAGTGTCACCCTCCGCATCAAGGACGGCACGGCCTACACGATTACATGGACGGATGCCACGTTTGGCGGATCGGGCGTGGTGTGGGTCGGCGGTACGGCTCCGACGCTCGATACGACTAACTGGACAGTTGTCGTGCTGTGGAAAGAAGGTAGCACGATTTATGGAAAATATATTGGGGTCGTGGCCTGATGGTGACGGTTGCGAGAAAGCTGATGGATGCGCCTGCGGTGGCAGGCGGGTATTCCTGCAATCTGACCATAGGGACCGGCGGTGGCGCGTATGGATACGACACAGGTCTGGTAACCGGAACATATGGCAGTATTGATGCAGAGCCCATTCCCGGGGAAATACTTGAAGCTGCGGCTTGGACGCCAGACGGGTCTTATTTAAGCGTGTACTTTAACTATTCAGTGGGACTGGTCGATGTTTTGCAGCCTCTAGATTTCTACATAAACGGAGTAAACTACGGCGGGGCCGGGATATGGGACGACTCGTCCGGGATCGTTGTCGTTTTTGAGGTTTTTGCAGGACCGACTTTGACTAGCGGAACATATCTTGTTGAGTTCAAATAACGGAGCCCATTGATGAACTACGTAAAAGTCTCTAGTAAAACGGTTCTGGAATACCCCTACACGCTGGCGAAGCTGCGGGCGGATAATCCGAACACGTCCTTCCCGCGTGAGGCAACTGACGCATTGCTTGCGGAGTACGGCGTGTTTCCCGTTATCGCAACGGAGAGGCCATCCGACACGCTGACGCAGAGCCCGAAGGAACAGACACCGGAGTTCATCAACGGCCAGTGGGTTCAAGTGTGGGCAATGGTGGATGTTGCGCCTCAAGTCGCGGAAAGGCGGGCGATAAAGGCCGACACGTTCGTAAAGAACTTCATCGCCATGACGCCCGCGCAAGTGTCCGCCTATGTGAACTCCAACACCGGCAACCTCTCCCAGGTCCGGGCGTTGCTGAACAAAATGGCGCTGATGCTTCTGGCGTTGGCGCGGCGGGAATATCGCTGATGCGGTTTCACCTCGTTTCCCTGCCGCACACACACACGACAGATGACTACAGTGCTTGCGCCTTCACCGAGAAGGTCCGCAAGTTCGCCATCATGATGACCCGCCTCGGCCATGAGGTTTTCCTCTATGCGGGCGCGCAGAACGATGCTCCATGCACCGAGCACATCACATGCATTTCCGAGGATGACCGGCGCAAGGCCGTGGGGGCATCGCACTATTGCATGGCGTCATTCGATGCGCGTCTCCCGCACTGGCGCACCTTCAACGGCAATGCCATCAGAGAGATCGGAAAGCGCATTCAACAGCAGGATTTCATCTGCGTCATCGGCGGCACATCGCACCAGCCGATTGCCATGGCCTTTCCGAACCACATGACGGTTGAATTCGGCATCGGATACCCCGGAACCTTCGCCAAGTATCGGGTGTTCGAGAGCTATGCCTGGATGCATACGGTTTATGGCGCACAGGCTGGAAACCCCGCCGCCGCCGATGGCGTCTGGTTTGACGATGTGATCCCCGGTTATTTCGAGGTCGAGCGTTTCCCGTTCAGCGCAGAGAAGGACGATTACTATTTCTTCATCGGGCGACTGATCGAGCGCAAGGGCTATAGCATCGCGGTGGAGACATGCAAGCGGCTAGGTGCGCGGCTGCTCATCGCAGGTCAGGGCACGCCGCCGGAATATGGGGAGTATCTCGGCGTGATCGGGCCGGAAGAGCGCGGGCGTATCATGTCGCGGGCGCGAGCGGTGTTCGTGCCAACGACATATATCGAGCCATTCGGCAACGTGGCCGTCGAGGCCCAGGGATGCGGCACGCCGGTCATCTCCACGGACTGGGGCGCCATGACGGAAACCGTGGAGCACGGCAAGACCGGATTCCGCTGCCGGATGCTTTCGGAGTTCGTGGAGGCCGCCACCAAGGTTGACCAACTCGACTATGCCTATATTCGTGAACGCGCCCAGCGGCTCTACTCGCTCGAGACCATAGCAGAACGATATGACCGCTATTTCCGACGCCTTCTCACGCTGTGGGATCGCGGCTGGTACGCATAATTTCCACATGCAGCCGGAAACAGAAGAGGAGCAGATGATGTCGCCGCCTATCCAAACGCCATCGTTCGACCGCGACATCGGAGCCCTTCAGGCGACCGTTTCCATGATCGTCGACTCGATGAAGGAGCAGGCGGCGCTTCATGACCGGATGCTGCGCTCTCAACAGGAGCAATACAATCGCGCCATTTCTGACCTGAAAAACATGGTCACTGATGCAAACCAGCGGATCCTTGAACTGAAGAAGGAAGTCACCGCCATGAAGAGCCTGATTGATCAGGCCAAGGGCGGGTGGAAAATCCTCGTGGGTGTCGGGACTATCTCCGCCGCCATGGGCGCCGTCATCGCCAAGATCGCAAGTTTCGTCTGGAGCTTCCCGAAACTGTAGGAGAACACGCATGCGCCGTTTCGTCGTGCTGGCCGCCCTCGTGGCGGCTTTCGTGTTTCTGGCACCTGTCCTCGCGGCGGCGCACGACCCGTACACGGGACTTAGAGATCCGGTCTTTGGCAACGGCTGCTGCGGCGGCGAGGATTGCGCAATCCTCAAGGTGGAGCCCGGCATGCTCGAGGGCGAGCTCGACGGCTACCGGATCCGCATGACGGCGGAACAGGCTCAGAAGATCAACCCGCTTCGCAAGTATCCGGTCGACACCCTCATCACCTGGGACCGCATTCAGCCCAGCTGGGACGGCAATTTCCATATCTGCCTTCGCAGCTACGACCCCGTGATGCCCTTCACGGGTGAGCCCGACGATAAGAAAGGCTCCGCCTACTGCTTCTGGGCGCCCCCCAACACCTAGAGGAACTCCCCATGAAAGCATTCTATGACAGTCTGCAATTGCATCCGAACATACGGCACGGCCATTCACGGCGTGGCGCACGCACTCGAACGTATCGCATCTGGAAGGCAATGCGAATGCGTGTGTTTGGGCGGATTGACCCCCACAACTACATGAATCGTGGGATCACCATTGACCCGAGGTGGAATGACTTTTGCAATTTTCTTTCTGATATGGGGGCTGCCCCGGACGGAATGTCTATCGACCGGATAGATAACGATGGCCCATACAGCCCCGAAAATTGCAGATGGGCAACTGCCGCTCAGCAAGCCAGAAACAATCGTCGCAATCGGTGGATAGAGTTTGATGGGAAAAGGCTTGCGCTCAATGATGCAGTCAAACTTATCGGCGTAACCGGAAGTGCTGTAACAAATCGCGTAACACGCCTCGGCGTCAGTTACCAAGAGGCTTTTGACGCTCTGGCTGCAAAGCCTTTGAAAGTCCAGCGAGCTGAGAATGGGAGGTTCGCGTGAAGACGTCTCGTTCCGGCATCGACCTCATCAAGAAATGGGAAGGTTGTCGCCTCAAGGCATATCAGGACAGCGTTGGCGTATGGACAATCGGCTACGGCCTGACATCTGCCGCTGGCATCGTTCCCGTCACCAAGGGAATGGTCATCACGCAACAGCAGGCGGATGATTACCTCGTGCAGTCCCTCGTGAAGTACGAGGCCGCCGTCACCAAGGCACTAACCCGCGCGCCGTCCCAGCCACAGTTCGATGCCATGGTGAGCCTGTGCTACAACATCGGGCCGGGGGCATTCGCCGGAAGCACCCTCGTGCGCCGCTTCAACGCTGGCGACATTCCCGGCGCGGCTGACGCCTTCCTCATGTGGAACAAGGCTGGCGGCAAGGTGCTGCAAGGGTTGGTGTACCGCCGCATGGATGAGCGGGCGTTCTTCCTCCGCTCCGCCACCGCCCCTCAGAGGCCCGTGGAGCCCGCTCCGCCTCCCCCGGCTACCCCTCCCGCCTCCGAGCCCGCGCCTCCCGTCCAGCCCCAACCGGAGCCTCCCGGCAAGAGCCTGGCGGCATGGGTGCTCGGGGCCGCCGGTGCGCTCATCGCCGCGCTCGCCGCATGGATGATGAGCGGCTGATCCTTTTCTTAACGCCAACCCAATGAAAGGATGCTTTCAATGAAGCTCGTCGAAAACTGGCGGAGCGCCTGGCGCTGGTTCAGTGTCCAGGCTCTGGCCGCGCTCGCGGTGCTGCCTCTCGTCTGGCCTGCTCTGCCGGCAGATGTGCGGGCATGGGTGCCGCCTGAGTGGCAACCCTACATCCTCGTGGCGCTGGCCGTTGGCGGCATCGCCGGGCGGCTGGTAGACCAGAACAAGGCACCGCCCGCGTGATCGGACTTGCCGTCACAATCGCAAAATATCTGACCGGGGATTTTCTCGGCAAGCTGCTCGAGCTCTACAAACTGAAAGAGCAGGGCAAGGTTTCTCAGGCAGAATTTGACAGCCGCGTGAGGATCGCAGCCGAGGAAGCTGGGGCGCGGATCGAGGCCAGCTGGGCGCAGGCGGCGGCGGACACGGCGAAGGCCACTCAGGCTACGCTCAAGGCATCGCCAATCCTGCAGCGGGCATGGGCAGCCACGCTGTTCCTGCAAGTGTCAGTGCTGGTGTTCTATCAGATCGGCGCCCCGGCCTTTCAGGTCATGACCGGCGCGGCGTGGCCTTCGCCCGGCGTGGCGCTCGAATGGTCCTATCTGCTCATTGCGACGATGCTGGGGGCGGGGCCGCTGGTGCTGAGGCGCTGACATAGGCCCGGAGGGCGGCGGCGATTTCGTCACAGGCTGCTCGGTAGCCATTCGCATAACTGTCCGTGCTGCCTAGCATATGCGCTGGCGGCCTTGTCATCTGCTCCGCTTCCTCGAAGCAGATAGCGATGGCGGCGTCTGCTTCAGCCAGGCAGTATAGCCGCGAGGTTTCATTCGCTTCCGCAAATGGGATACGGTCTGCGGGGTCATATGGCTCAAAATCTGCAAGCCACATGGCCTTTGCCACCCGCTCTCTCAGCGCCTCGCGTGCGTCAGTCATCGGTGTTCTCCTGCGGCAGGGGGAGGATGATGGCGGGGCACTGCCCGCCAACTTCATCAATGGCTACGCCGACAATCATTTTGTGCTTTTCGGTCTGCCACGCCTTCAGCATGGCGAGGCAGGCGGCGCGGGCTAGTTGGCTTGTAGTCACAAACTGGTTATGTCTCAGCGGGGTGATAGCTTCTTTGGCTGCCTCCAGCGCCTCGGGCGGGATGGTGATGTTCATTGCTCTCCTCCGTTAACAATTCGCAGGAACTCGGCTTTTTGGGCGGCCCATGCGTCCCCTGCGGCGGCCCTTGCGGCCCATGCGTCCCTTGCGTCCCCTGCGGCGGCCCATGCGGCCCATGCGGCGTCCCTTGCGGTCCATGCATCCCATGCGTCCCTTGCGGCGGCCAACTCTTTGTCGGTCGCCTGCCCGTGGGCATGACGTTCGGCCACATCCAGCGCGGCAATGCTCCGCTCATCCGTCATCAGGTGCTGGACCTGCCTGCCGCACCAGACCGCGAACAGCCGCCACTCACGGGCGTGCTGCGGCTCGGCGCGGCAGCACCACAGGGCGTCATCTAGTCCATTGATTTCGACAATCCGCGCATAGGGCAGCGGTTCGTCATCGGCTGCGGTCTTGCCCAAGCCTTTCAGCAGTTTTTCCCAGCCGTCTGAACATGGGCCGTGAGTGCGGATGCGGTTGAGGGTTGTGGTTATCATGCTTCCTCCTTTTTCGGCGGTGGCGGGAGGGGCATCCAGTGGGTAGGGTCAACTCCGCTCATGTGAACGCTGCTGTAATCATCCCAGTTTTCGATGCACTCATACCAGCCTTCTGGCAGGCAATAGCGGTCGTTGGCTTCGTCGTACTCGTGCCAATCGCTGCAATCGTCATTATTGGTTTCAATGGTGAGTTTTGGAGCATAGAACGCCACTACCCTGCGCCATTTTTTATATGGCGTTTGGTATGCCAGCAGCAGCCGCGTCCCGTTTTTCGGAACCGTCTCTATCGGCTGCCACGGATCAGGCGCATCTGCACCGGAGAGGGTGACGCGGGCTTTGTTGGTGATGGCGTGGTGCTTCCGCAGCACCTTGTAGGCTGCATCTGCGAGGTTGTTATAATTGGTCGTGCCGATCACCTCCGCAATGGCGTCACGCTGCGCTGCCTGAAACGCGGAGCGCAGCATATCGTTGTGGTCAATCAGCGCCGCACTTAGCCGCTCGTTCTCGGCGCGGAGGGAGGTGAACTCTGCTACTGCATCACGCATTTCGCCCGCAGAAACGATCACCGTTGCCGTGTCGCTGAAGCTATTTGGCGGCGTTAGAACTTCCACGATGTCAGTCATTGTGGATTATTCCTTTTTCATATTCGCCACACCATTCCGTCAACCGTACAAGTGGCCACGCCGTCCAAGCCGGGGACATGTGGCCCCCGGCCACAATAGGCGATCTTCTGTGGCAGCGGGCGAGAGGTTCTGACGCCACGGCTTGGTCAGGATAGCTGTGATTGGTGAACGGGTACGACGAAAAACGGCACGTCTCACAGGTATGTGTCATCCCTCTACATCCCTCTTGAATGGGGAGTCGGTCCAAGGCGTTCCGCCGCGCGATGATGTCATTTCCTTCATGCCTTCTTGAAATCCGCTGTTATATGCGTACTTCACCATCTTCTTTAACCGATAAATTTCGGCCTCTAGCTGCTCAATGACCCTTCCTCGCCTGTCCATTTCGGCAGCGGTTTCGGCATGAGAAGCGCCGCGCTCTATCGTGATCCTCATGGGCGCACCGGATGTTCTTCGTCGATCCAGCCGAAGCCGTTGCAGGTGTAGCAGCGGACTTCATAGACGCCGGGGCCAAGCCTTAAGTCGCCCTTGACCGCCCGCCATTGATTTCCTTTGCAATCTGGGCAAACCGTGCATCCGCGCTCGTCGCAGTGAAGCGAGGTAGCGACTGTCAAATCAGCCATGTGATAAGTCCTCCTATTCCAGCGCCCTCGCTCATTCGCTCGTCTCCTTCTGCGGCAGGGGGAGGATGATGGCGGGGCACTGCCCGCCAACTTCATCAATGGCTACGCCGACAATCATTTTGTGCTTTTCGGTCTGCCACGCCTCCAGCATGGCGAGGCAGGCGGCGCGGGCGTTCCTGCGCCAGCGTTCACGGACGCGCGGGTGAACGGTAGCCCATGAAAAGCCTTGCGGGCTGTGTGTGGCAGAGCGATACAACTCAATCGCAGCCGCCTCCAGCGACTCGGGCGGGATGGTGATACGGTCACTCATCGAGCAGCCTCCCGTCAGCCTCGGTCAAGGCGTCCATCGCCACGCTGCGAGGCAAGGGAGGGAGGGGCATCCAGTGGGTGACTGGAGGTTCAATAAACTCCGTGTACTCGTCAACCCACGGTGGGTCTCCTTCATATAGTGGCTCGTGATATTTCGTCGTGCCGCGCCATTTTCCGTTGGTAGCCAAGAGCAAAGTTCCATCCTTCGGAGCCGTCTCTATCGGCCTCCACGGTGATGGCGCGGGCGGTGCGGGGGAGAGGGCTGAGCGGGCTTTTGCTAGGCGCATGTGCCAAACGTCTAAGCGCTGCGCCTCGGGCACATAGTCGGTAAAATCAACCAGTCCACGTAGCGCCGCCTCCAGCTCCTTCACGCGGGCATGTAGCTGCCTAGCACTTTCGAAGTGTCTATCGGCTGCACGACTCATTGTGACACCAGCTTCCCGCAGCCGCTCGTTCTCGGCGCGGAGGGTGGTGACCTCACTTTCCAGTGCTTCAAATGCTTTCTCTTGCGTCCAGTCTTTACTCATTCGCTCTTCTCCTTCTGCGGCAGGGGGAGGATGATGAACAGGCCGACACCCTGCACATCGTCCCAAGCTCTGTACTGCTTCATAGGCCACGCCTCCAGCATGGCGAGGCAGGCGGCGCGGGCTTGTTCGCGGATTGTGACCCTGAGCCATTCCGGGGCTTCCGCCCATGTACCGCTTCCGTCACCGTATTCTTCATAAAAACTGCTTTCCGCAGCCGCCTCCAGCGCCTCGGGCGGGATGGTGATGTCAGTCATGATGCCCTCTCTGGTCCTGCATAGGTTTGACAATGAGCCGGAAATTCCCTTGTGATTCCGTGCAACCGTTTTCATGGTTTGACAAAAAAATCTGCCGATAAATCAGCAATCTGTTGATCCAACCGGGGTCGCCATCTACTCCACCAGCCATTGATTTTATTTCACCTTTTTCAGGTTTGACAGCCGTCCGGGTCTGCGGTTTGACAATTTCGCACCCGTTCCGTTCCCCTCGATCCGCGCAATCGCCGCCTTCGCAAGCTGTCTCTGCCCAGCCGCGGCGGTGTACCGCTGCACCTCCCCGAGCGTCCGATGGCCGGTAATCGCCATGATCTCGTGCGCCGTGCATCCGGCCTCCGCCAGCCGCCGCGAGGCCGCCTTCCGCAGCCCGTGCAGGACGCACCTGGCTGGTAATCCCGCTCCGGCGATGGCATCGCCCATGAAATTCCCGAAGCCGCTCACGGACGTTCCCCGGCCATCCTGAGTGGCCAATATCGTGACGTGCCGCATGGGCCACGCCTCAAGCGCCGCCTTCAAGTCGCGGTGAATCGGAATTTCAAGCTCCGCCCCGGTCTTGCCCTGCTTCACCCGGATCAGCCCGGCGCTCATGTCGCAGGCCGCCCAGGTCATGGTGATCAGATCTTCGCGACGCTGGCCGGTGTAGATGGCGAGGGAGTAGGCCGTGCGCTCGCGGGTTCCGAGTGGCCACCGGGCCTCGAACTGCGCCAGCTCGTCCTCCGTCCATGTGTGATGCGTCCCCTCCCGGAACTTCGGCATTCCGATTGTGGGGTCATCCTTCCGCCAGCCGTTGACAATCGACCAGCGGAGCAGGGCGCGCAGCTTCTTGAGGAGGTTATTGGCGGCGGCTGGCGTCGATGCCATGCCGCCCATGATGACGGTCAGATGCTTCCGCTCGAATTCCGCGACTGACCTGTCGCCATACTTCGCCGCGAACCGGTCCAGAATCCCCTTGGTGACGGCCTGAGACGTGAGCCGGGTGCGCAGGAAGTCGGGGCTTCTGAAATAGTCCTCGATCAGCCTGGCAAAACTCCCCGGCAGGCTCTTGCTGGTCACTGCCTTTGCCGGCAGCGGATCGGCGGCCATGGCGCGGGTGTACGCCTCCATGAACTCGGGGCTTCCCGGGTGCCCGGGCAGGGCAACGCGCGGCAGGCCGGGCTTGCGGAAATAGTACCGCCATCGCCCGTGCCGATCCGCGAATTGCTGAACGTGCTTCAATGTGACCTCTATGCCACGTCCGCCCATGATTTCGCCTCGCCACGCCGGGGTGCATCCCCTTCCTTCGGCAAAGCCTTGAACGCCGCGCGCAGTTCGTCAACATCCCAAATCCGGCGCTTTCGGATTATTCTCGGTTGCGGCATGACGCCAGCATCAACCAGCGCGTCGAACATGGTAGCCGAAATCCCAACTGACGCGGCTGCTTCGAGCCGGTCCAATCCCAGCACGAATGGCAGGCGGGCGGTGATTTCGGCGCGCTTCATCGCCTTGCCTTCCGCTTCGATTTCTTCGTGGCCTTGCGCTGCGCCTTCTGGACGGCCTTCTTCACCGCCTTCGGCTTTGCGGCTGCCGCCGTGATCACGTTCGGCTCCTGCGCGATCTTGTATGGGTTGGCGCTCTGCACCTGGACGATCTCGGCGCACGGCACCTTCTGCACCGTCATGCCGCCGGGCTCATGCGTGACCGGCGACACGCAGGCCGCGCCGGTCGAGATTATGATGGCGAGGAGCGCGGTCATTCGCCGTTGCTGGCCTTATCGTGCAGCCGCGTGATCGTTGCCACCGGCTTCGGCGCGGCGATCTCCTTGGCGGCCTTGCGGGCGGCGTCGGATACCAAACCGATCTCGCGCTGCAACAGGCGCTTGGTGCTGGCGCGCTCCGGGCTGAGTTGCGTCTCGTTGATGACCGAAACCTTGACGTTTGTGCGGCCCAGCGCGCGGCCTACGCGGTGGAAGGCGGCAATGCCGCTGGACAGGGCTTGGTCCGGTGTCAGGATCAGGAAGCACTTGCCCTCGGCCTTGACCTCCAGCGCCTTCTCGCGAAACACCCGCTTCCGCCAAGCATTTGTGACCGACATAAAGCGGCTTTCTCCAACGCGCACGCCGGTCAGCTGCTCAACTGTTTCGTACGGTATACGCGCGCCTGCCTCGATGGTGAGGCCTTTCATCAGCCGGTCAACCTCCGGTCCTGTTGGTACGCCTCCGAAAAACAACTTGCTCATGCGAGCCTCCTGTTGAAATGAAGATGGCCATACGGCCCCTTGCCTTGCCGAGCCCCGCCGCGCCTGGCCCGGCCGAGCCGAGCCCGACCTAACTCAATCTCTTGACCGCCGCCGTGAACATGCCGAACGTGCCCGGCGTCTTGCTGCTGGGCCGCCAGTCGCCAAGCCCCTTGTACTTCCCGGCCATCTCCAGAATGTCGCTCAGGACATCGTCCGTGATCTGCTCATCTACAACCAGCAACTCACCAGAAGCGGACCACTGATCGAAACGGGGGCGCACCCGCACATGCTTCGACTGGCCGATCTTCGCGCGCTTCTTGAACAGCACGAAACCCATCTTCCGCGCCGCTTCTTCGTGCTTCGCGAAATCATTCTCCTTCATCAGCCGGTCAAGCTGCGATGTGTCAATGCTCTTACCTGCGCTCATCAATTCCCAGCCGACGGCACGAGGCATGATCCCGGACTGACTTTGCGCCTTGAACGTCTTGCCGCTCTTGCCGCCGGGCACAAGCACCATCGTCGCTCCTTCCATGAGGCATCGCATGATGTTGTCGGTGGGCAGGATGATCCGGCCTTCCTCATTGCGGTAGAGGTTGCCGATCCATCGGAATGCCGGGCTCCGGTCGTCACCCGCTTTCGATGACTTCTTGTTGTCCTTGTCGAGCTTCCATTGTTCCATGGTATCGGCCCAGTCGATGTCATCATGGTGCATCAGCAGCGGCTGAGTGCCGGTAAGCGTAACGTGATAAGTCCTCATTTCTCTCTCCTGTTGTTCATACGAACCCTAGCCGCGCCCAGCCATGCCCAGACCTGCCTAGCCATGCCCAACACTGCCACGTGAAACCTGTTTGAAATGGCCATACGGCCCCTTGCCGTGCCGCGCCCTGCCACGCCAGGCCGAGCCGCACCCGGCCAAGCCGCACCGTGCAAATCTCGCTGTATGTGATGGCTCTACAGCCCCATGCCTGGCCCTGCCACGCCCAGCACTGCCCAGCCCAGCCACGCCCGGCAAAAACGTGCTCATGGCGCGGCGTCCGTCTGTTCAACCGCCTCGATGACCGCAGGCGCAGCCGCTTCCGGCTCCATGCCCAGCATCCCGCCAAGCGCCATGTCACGGGCCGTCGCGCTGTCCTTCACCCATGCCTTGAGAAGTTCAAGGTCGCGGATATGGGCGTCGATCCGCTCCACCAGCTGATCGGCCATGTCGTTGCCCGCCGCCTTCTCGGCGCGCAGTTCCTGCACGATTGTCAGAATGTTCATCACCGTATTTCCCAATCCATATCGTTGCACCTGATCCGGGTAATCGCGCGGGGCCGGTTGTCGTGCCGGAACCCGCCGTCAAATTCCGGCTCTGCCTTCCGCCGCGACGTCATGAGAACGTACACGGCCACGGCCGACCCAAACGCCAGCGCGGCGGAAATCGCGAGAAGGGCTTCGGTCATTTCGCTTTCTCCGCAGACAGCTCCTCATCGCGCGAACGCCAGCCCTCCGCCCAAGCATCGGCAAAGGCCTGCATCGCAGGTTCGCGGAACTCCGGCGGCACGGCCTTCAAAGCCTTGCCCTTGTCGCGGGCGTCGCGGCCAAGCTGATAGGCGTCCGCCGGGCTGGGCTCCGCTACCTCGCCGGTCTGCGCGTCATGCCCAGAAGCGGCGGCCGTCGTCGTCGCCGCAGCCTTCATTTTTGCTTTCACCGCATCCGTGCGCGACGCTCCCGCCTGTCCTGCGTCACCTCCGCCTGCCGGCTGGGACGCCGCCGGCATCTCGAACCAGTCGGCAGCAACGCTCATGCCATCGCGGAGGCTGACATAGATTTTCTTCATGCTCACGACCTGCGCGGGCTGAATGGCGTCGATCCGCCGCTGAATGCGCGCCTCGATCTGCTCCCGGGTAACGCCGAACTCAGCAAACGCCGCAAGAAGCCGCTGAATGGCATCCGGACCGGTATCAGCCTTCGCGTGCAACGTGGCCTCGCACTGGTTCACGGCGGCCTCGATCACGTCGCCGGGGATCACGGCTAGGATGCAGGCACGGAGACGCCTGGCGCCTTGGTTCGCCACCATCTCGTAGATGTCGCGCGGATCCTCGAGCCGGTAGGCGCCTTTCTTCGTGTGCCGGATCAGCGGCACCTGAAACGTCACCTCGCGCCGGGTGTTCGTTTCGATGTCCCAGGCAAACGCCTGAACGGTGCTCATCTCGCCGCGCTGTTCAAGTTCGCGGATCCCGAAATTGATGTTTCCCCATTGCTGGGCCACGGCCTCCGCGAGCCGGATCGACGGGCCGGTGATGTCGGTGCCTCCCCGCGAATAGCTATAGAGCGCCTTTTCCGCCAGCGTGGGCCGGGTGCAGGCGTTGAGTATGCGATCCATGGCGCCGATGGGGTCGCGCGGATTGGCTCTGGCGATCACCATGGCGGCCTGCACCTCGGCAATGGCCCGCTGCTGATCGGTATGCGCCGGGGCCGAAAGGGGTGACGGTGTGGGCTTTGCGACGACATCGCCTGAAAACGGATTGAATGGCACGTTCATGACTCAGCTTTCTCCTTTGAGCAAAAATCTCCGTGACGCCTCGCCTTCCTTGAGAAAGGCGGCGTGAATGTCGGGGTGGGCCTTCGCCAGCGCCTTGCCGTCCAGCCGCTTCGCTGCGGCTGCGAGCCGCCATGTCGCCAGCACGCGCCCGGCAGCGTCGGTCAGCGTGTCATTGTCGCGCATCTCGGCCATGACAAAGGCCTTGCGCGCCTCTTCCTCGGCCCCAAGCCGCTTGAGATCGGCACGGATGGCTTTCAGCTCGTCGATGGCGGTCAGTGCCTCCTGAGACGCGATGACGGGGCTGTCCTTTCGCGCGTGCCGCCCGTACATCGCCACGGCGTCGGCATAGGAAATCGGTTCCGGCGGCGTCCGGTCGAGCACTGTCCGCCAGAACGCCTCCTCGGCAGAAACAAGCATGTCGTGCAGCTCGGTATCGGCGGCAACGGTGTAGATGCGGAAATCCGATCCGCCGATCAGGACCGCAATATCGGCCACAGGCAGCGCCGTGACGGCCATGTAGTGCTGCACCTGGATGAGGTAGTCCTCCGGCACCTGGTCGCTGCCTGGCTCGCCCCAGCCATCGGCGGAGCGGGCGGTCTTGATCTCGATCAGGCGGTTGTCGCGGCTCACGCCGTCTGGAGTCGCGACCATGAATTCGTGTTGCGGGTGGCGCAGGAAGCCGGGCATGACGATCTCCCGGCCCGTGCGCTGGGCGTATTCCTGCCGGATCACCGGCTCCAGCAGCGTTCCCCAGCGCATCGGCTCGGTTTCCTCGGCGCTCCCGGCTTGGCCGGTTTTGTCGAGCCAGACGGAAAGCGGCGTGCGCCATTTGCTGATGCCGATGACGGCGGCGGCGTCAGATCCGCCAATGCCGGTCCGCCGCTGCTCGAGCCATGCGGCGCGGTCGATACTGTCTGTCACGTGCGCGATCTCCGTTCCTCGCGGATGAAATGAAGCACCTTCGCCACTTCCGATTCCGGCATGCGGAGCGCATGGGCGATTTCATCGGTGCGGAATTTGCCACTGTCCCACAGCGCCACAGCGGCGACGGCGGTAATCAGGCTGTGCGGCGGGCGACGGGCTGGACCGCGCAGCATGCCGCTGATGTCGTGGACGGTGCCGGTCACGCCAGCACCAGAAGCACGTAGGCAATCGTCCAGAACACGATCAGGCCCAGCGCAACGGTGAACACCTCCAGGGCGTTCAACGCGGCGTCCAGTCGCCCCGCGCCGACTGGATTAATTGGGGGGATCGGCGCGGGGCTTGGCAGGGATGTGTGTGTTCTGCTTGTGGGTTGCCGCTGTTCCGCAGCGGCCACGGCATCCGCCTGAGTGGCGGAAGGGGGCACGATCCACACGTCATGAGTGGCGTCGAATGAAGGAGCCCGATCCGAAAGGGACCGGGCCAAGTTGCCGCGCGCCAGGTCGAAAACGCGCGGAGGGAGGAAGGGGGAAGCGGCCCGCCCCACTGGGAGGCTTGCAGGACGGGCCGCCGCCTCACGCGCCGGGTTGCTGGCGGCGCGACGAGGCATCTCTGAGTTCTTGCCGGTGATGATGATGCGGGAGATCATGCCGCCACCCCGCCGCGCTGGGCGTTGTCGTCACGCCAGCGGAGAAGAGCCGAGCGCATGAGCGAACAATCCATGGCGCCGATCAGTGACGACGGCTCCAGCTCATCAAGGGCGAGATCGATCTTCTCGACGCGATCATCCGGGGTAAGGCCAATCAGATACTGGGCGAAGCGCACCATCCACGCCTGTGCCTCGCCGCCGTGCAGCTCGGGCCATGTGAAGGCGTATCCGTCGGTTGAATGCCAGGGGTGATGCATATGGCCTCCCAAGTGGTATGGGAGGCACAGTAATGTGGTTATAAAACCACGTCAACAGAAAAGTGGTTTTATAACCACATTCGATTGTCTACCAGTTGCAAGCCTTTCTAAGCGGCTGAATTGCTTCGGACAGACCAGCAACATTGAACTCTACCGTAACTGGGCTTTCGTTGTACGGCGCAATTTGCAATAGCAGCGTTTCCGCGCTCATCATCTCTTTTATGAACCTGATGCCTGATCCACGCCAAAGCCCCAGCACCTTATTATCCGTCGAGCCAATCAAATTAATCTGGCGGGCTTTGTTTTTGTCAATTCGATAAGTCACATTCCCAAATCCAGCGGTGTCAGATAAAAACTCACCGCTCATATGGACGCCTATATCTGTTGAGCTTTCTCTGCATGTAATAAACAAAAATGCACTCTTTGTGCCACTCATTCGGCTTTGAAAGCGATTTGAGCTTTCGAGCAACATCATGACGTTTGTCGAATCATCAATTTTAGATGTTTCTGTCCTGACCTGCCAATCACCACTAGTGACCATGTCAACCTTCGGGGCTGCTAAGTCTCGCTTCTGAGCAAGACTGTCGAAACATGCCAGTCTCTCGACCGAGTTCTCAATTGCTGCGCAAGTCGCCATCTCGCGATCCGTTTCGGCGTTCGACTGCAACACTGAAGAGACCAGGATGACAAAGGCAACCGCTGATTTGCGAACGTGTGGCATGCAATTGCTTCCTCACATGTCGATTATAGAACGCCGCACCCGGCCCAGCACAACCGGCTCGCCGTCAGGAAATATAGGCTCGTGCGCCGGGTTCGTCGACACCGGCTCGAATCGCGGCGGGTTGGCCCGGAACCGCTTGTAGGTAGCCTCGCCATCGGCATTGGTGATGATGTAGCAGGCATTCGTCACCAGCCGACGATCCAAGAGGTTGACGAAGATCAGCGACCCGGGCGGGCTGATCCGGTCCATGCTGTCGCCATCGACCCGAAGCGCGATCCACTGGCCCTTGGGGTCGAGATCGGCGGCATCTGCCTCACCGATAATATCCTGCTGCCCCTCATCGCGGGCCATTTGGCCGGCACTTACCCAGGACAAGATGGGAACACGTTGCAGATCCTTGGTGCTGGGTGTTCCGCCTCGACCTGTCAGGATGTAATCGGACGACACTTCAAGAACACGGGCCAGTTGCTCAAGGGTATGGCCACGCGGCTTGGAATTCGGGTTCTTGGAGATGTTGGAAATGGCGTAGCGGGATAACCCGGCTTTCAAGGACGCGGCGCTGGCAGACAGCCTTAATTCCTTCAGGCGGCTTTCAATTCTCAAGGCAATTGGGCTCTTGGGACCATCTTTCGGCATGTGGGGTATAATAACCCCAAGCCCGGCGGACCGTGTGTGGTTAGTTTGCGGTTGACATTGTGGTTGTAAAACCACATTATACCCCGCCATGAATACACCCATCCTCCAACTCATTTCCCTCTCCGACCTGTATTGCGCCGCGACCGCGAAGACCCGCATCGCTGTGTCCAAGCGTGTGTTCAACGATGGCAAGGTTCTCGACAAGCTGTGCGAGGGCGGCGACCTGACCACTACCCGGCACCAGATGGCTCTCCGCTGGTTCGCCGAGAACTGGCCAGATGGGGCCGAGTGGCCTGCCGGTATCGAGCGTCCCGATATCTTGGGAGATGTAGCCTAGGCGGCCTTCCAACCCCGCGCCGCCGCACACTGCGCCGACGGACGCGAGGATACCGGGAAAAACACAAAGCGCACGGGAATGTTGACTTACAGGGGTTCCCCATGGACGAGCCGACACAGCTGCAACTCTCCGTCAAATCAGCCTTCCGCCTGCTCGTGACGGCCTGCGACGGCCCCACCAACGCCGCTCGCATCTGCGACGCACAGGCCTCGCACATCTCGGAGGCATCCTCCCCCAACTGGCCCCGCCACCCGCGCGCCGATCACATCCGGGCCATGGAACTTTACCTGGGCAAGCCCGTCTTCACCCGGGAGGCCGCCGCCGTCATGGGCTACGAGCTGACCCCCACCAAAAGCGTCAGTTCGCCCGAGACCGTCCATGAGGCTGCCCTCCACGTCGTCCGGCAGATCGCCGCCCTGCAGGTCGCCATGGCCGAGGCGCAGGCAGACGGACGCCTCGACGCCCCAGAGCGCAAGCGCATCCGTGAATTGCTTCAGCGCCTGATCGCGGAGGCGCACGATCTCGACACCGCGCTGGCGGAGGGGCAATGAGTACCGCGGTCGAATTCCTCCGGCAGGAGATCGCCCGCCGCGAGGCGGAGATCGCGGCGCTGCGGCAGGCGTATGCCATCCTGTCCGGCGGCGACGATCCGCAGAAGGCCGATCCGCCCAAGCTCCAGCTCCAGTTGCCAGCTCCCGCCCGGAAGACCGGCAGCAAGGAGGGCAAGCGCAAAGACGGCAAGACGTCATCGCGCGGCATCTACGAGATCAACGGCCATGAACTGTCGCTCGGGCCCAAGCAATTCCTGCTGCTGGATGCCGTCGCCACCGCCGAGGACTGCGTGCCCATGGACGAGCTGGCGGCCATCTTTGGCGGCAACCGCGATTACGTGATGACCGGTATCTGGGCGCTCAACAAGAAACTCAGGGCCGCCGGGGCCGAGATCGTGCGTTTCGAGGGGCAGGGCTACCGGCTTCAGAACATCGAGGGAGAACCGCAGGCATGAGCAGGCATATGATTAAGACCCGGCTCACGCTTTCCCACCTTCCGCCATCGGTCAATCACGCCTTCATCCGCCGCCAGACGGGGCAGGTGATCCGCACCGACGCCTATCGCACATGGGCGAATGGCGAGGGCTATCAGGTCAACCGCCAGCTTGCCGCCCAGCGCCGGTTCGACGGCCCGGTGTTCGTCACTGTGGCCATGCGACGGCCGCGGTCCAACGCCGATCTCGACAACCGGCTGAAGCCGATCGGAGACCTGCTCCAGAAGTGCGGCGCGATCAGCAACGACAAGCTCATCATGGGCTGGAACGTGTTCTGGAGTGCCCATCTGCCGGACGGCGTTGCGGCGGAGATTTCCATTACAGAAGCGGACGGCATTGGGGAGGCAGCATGATCGGTCAGCCATTCTGGACGGCGGAGCGCATCGAGGCGATGACGAAATGGCTGGAGGAAGGCCTCAGCTGCTCGGAGGTTGCCCGGCGGCTGGGTTGCACGCGGAACGCCGTTATCGGCAAGGTCCACCGCATCGAGCACGAGCGCGGCATAAGGCTTACCCGCGAGCGGCCCAACACGGCACGCACCGGCATCGCCGCATCGAGGCCGCCCGGCTTCAAGCGGCCATACGTCCGCCGCATCGGCAAGCCGTCGCTGGCCGGCATCTCCAGGGGATTGGCGGACCTCGATCCGGCGCCCCTGTTCCCTGCCTCGGTCCTGCCCAGCCTGCCGGGGCCCACTCCGCCACCGCCGCCAGGCAACCACGTCGGCATCCTCGACGTCACCGGCTGCCGCTGGGCCGTCGGAGAGGACGATGGCGTCATCGGGCGGCACCTGTTCTGCAACGCTCCGGCGGCGGACGGATGCAGCTATTGCGCGGCACACGAGGAAGAGCGGACGGCCACATACAGCGCCAGGCTCATCAGCAAGACGATCCGGCAGGCGGCCAGCGTCATCGGTCTGAGGTTTCCGAATGGCAGGAGGCGCGCGGCATGATCGTCCAGCCTTCCCCTAGGGTAGCCGAAATCCTGCGCATGTTCGATGAGGGGCTGTCGCAGCGCCAGATCGCCGGTGTTGTAGGGGTTAGCCAGGTCAGCGTCTGCAAGGCGATCAGGCGGCACTCCGGCGCCGTGCGCGTCATCCTGGACATACGCGAGCGCCGCCACGCCGACTGGCTGAGGCGCGAGGCCAAGGCGAACAACGTCCAGATTGCCGACATCCTGCGCGGCCTCATCACCGACGCCATCAACGATGCCCTGGAAGGGGAGCGGCTGGCGCGATGACCGTCAAAGGCATGCCCGATATCGACGTCCCGCTCCACGAGCGTGAACCGCACCCATGCAAGCGGTGCAAGTTCTCGTTCTTCGACGCCAAGGATACCGAGCTGCGCTACATCCGCTGCGGGCGGTCATTCTACAGCAACCAGTGCCGCTACGAGCGCCACGAAACCGGCGACTGCGGCCCGGACGCGATCTTCTGGAGGGAGCGCGGCGCGTGACAAACATTACGGAGCAGCTGTTGCGTGAACGTGACGCGCTTCGCCAGCGTGTTGCGGAGCTGGAGCACGAACTGTCTATTTGCCATAACGCGGCCGGGGAACAGATCGCGCGGCTTATCGACTATTACGGCATCAGGAACAAGGAGGCCACGCTTCTCGTGTGCCTGGTCAGAGCGCACGGAGCGCCCCTGGATCGCGCTACGTTGGCGGAAGCAATCGGCAGCGAGTGCGACGATCTGCGGAATATTGATTCCTATGTAAAGCGCATCCGCCGGATGACGCGCGATTTCCCACTGATAGATACGATCTACGGCGTCGGTTATCGCATCGTTCCCGAAGCTGCGGCGGTTGTCAGGAAGGTAATGGACGGGACGCTTTCGCCGTCAACCAGAAAGATGCATGTCCGGGCAACGAGAACAGGGAAGCCTCATGAGTGCGAACATGGTCACAATGTCGGTTGATACGCAGCTTCAGGAAGTTCTTCCAAGGCCTGACATCTTCATTCTGATGGGCATTGCAACGGGCGCAGATGACGTTCAGGAGTTGGCAAACTGGTATTCGGCCATTGCCCAATTTGCGACAACAGACTTGGAAGCGAAAATGGGAATGGCATTGTGCAAGGAATTCTTGCCGGAGATACGCGAAGCACAAAGAACTCTGGATGTCGTGCATCCACAGTTCAGGACGATCCGGCTTCACCAACATTTGCGGTTTCGTCTGGATTTTCTTGTAAGCCTGAACGGCTTGCGGATTGGCGTGGAATGCGATGGGAAAGCTTATCACTCATCTGCGGAACAGAAAGCAAGGGATGAGTTCCGTGACCGCACGATACTTGAAAAAAGCGGGCTCAGAATCATTCGCTTCCCATGCGCGGAGATCGTTCGCAACGCGGCACATTGCGCAAGAATAGTGAGAGTGGAGATCGGGAAATGAAAAAGCCGCCAGTGCCAGCAGACGCAGATCTCCGGGACTTCTCGTTCATGCCGCTGGACGTGATGCGGCTCACCGACAGCGACCTCACGGCCATATCAACGGGCGATGAGTTCAAAGCGGCGGTTCTGCTGTGGTGCAAGTCGTGGCACCAGGTGCCGGCATCATCGCTTCCCAACGATGACCGAACGCTGGCTCATCTCGCGGGGTACGGACGCGACATAAAGGGCTGGAAGAAGGTGAAGGATGTAGCTCTAAAAGGCTTCATTCTGTGTGATGACGGGAGGCTTTATCACCCCGTTATTGCCGAGAAGGCAGTTGAAGCTGCTGAGGCTAAAGCCGCGCGCGCTGTTGCAAGGGAAGGGGATTCGAGCCGCAAACAGCGCGAGCGTGCCGAGCGCGCGGAGTTGTTCTCCAAACTCAAGGCTGCCGGCATCGCACCCAAATGGAATACGACAACGAGCGAACTAAGGGGTCTCGTCACGGACATGTCACGGCCTGTCACCGTGACATGTCACGCACCTGTCACTGTGACAGGCCCACCACCTGTCACGCCACCTGTCACTGCTAAGACAGGGACAGGGATAGGGACAGGGATATTAGATGAGGTGGTAGCGCGCGCGCGAGACCGTGACGCCGATCTCGAAGCGATGCTCCGCAAAGCAGCTGGCTGGCAGAACGATCCGTCACCGAAGCTCGCCATCACCGGCCCCATCCAGGCGCTTATCGACGCCGGAGCCGATCTCGATCAGGACGTGCTGCCAGTCATTCAGGCCATTGCGCCACAGGCCGATGGCCGATCCTGGAATTACTTCGTCAAGGCTATCGCTCGCGCCAGAGACCAACGCATCGCAGCGGCAACCATCGTTTCACTGCCAACCGCCACAAGGATTACCGGCCATGGAACCCGTCCGCAAAAGCCTTCCCGCGCTGAAACCTTCGACGCCATCCGCCGCCGTATCGACGAAATTGCAGCAGTGGAAACCGACGACGGAACAGCTCCGCCTGGGCACGGAGGCACTGGAAATCCTGCTGAAGGGGCGGCCTGACACATCCGTCGAAAACTCGAAATACATCTCCGAAATGGTCGAGTGCCTGGCGTGGCTGTCACCCGAGGAGATGTCCTGGCTCGTCCATCCGCGCACCGGGCTGCAAACCACCCTGAAATACCTTCCGACGCCCGCCGACGTCCACACGTTCATCCGCGAGACCCGCGCCCGCAAGGAGCAGTTCGTTCCTCCCTCAACAGCGTGGCACAAGATCGCGGATGACCAGAACGCCCCGTGGAACCGCGAGACCGACGTGGAGCGCAAGAAGCGCGTGGTGCGCGAAGCCCTCGGCTATGACCCCGACAAGGGAGGCTCACCCGGCAAGCGGACCTTGACCACAGCCACCGCCGAAGACATCGGCAACCTCCGGCTCAAGACGCCAGCCGCGCCGCCAACGCCCCAGCTGATCGCCAAGCTGGAGGCCGATGGCTACCCGTTCATCCCAAAGCGGACCGACGCAGCGTGAACCGAAATTCCATCGGCCCAACTCCAGAGCGCCTTGCCAAGGCCGGGGATGCCGTCGAGATTTGCACGCCAGATAAATCAGAAAACTGGCGGGCGATCCGATTAAGCGACGAGTCACCGCTCGAATATCTTCAAAGTCGGGGAGCCATCACAGGAGACCAGTATTCCGCAGGCATGCGCTACTACTTCGACTGGTATAAATCGGGCCTCGCCAATTCTGGCGTAATCGATCCCGGACGCGTCATTGTGGACGGTGGACAGGTTGAACACTTTTCCGATGCCAAGCTTGACGCTATGACGCGCTATAACCGCGCCTTGAAAGCGGTAGGCGGCACCCTTGGCCAAGTGCTTGCGGACATGCTGCTTCACGGTGAACGGCTCGAAGACTATGGCAGACGGAAGTGTGGGCAGAACAGTTTTAAGCTAGCCCGCTTGGCTGCTACATCTCAGCTAAAGCTCGCCCTCGATGCCCTAGATTATTTTTACCATGGCCGCCGGGATACCAGGACACGGGTCAGCCATGCCGATGACTACAGGCCGGTTATCGACCCCGAAGACGCAACCTCTTGACGGGTACTCGAAAATGTGATTTCTATTGTAGAAATCCAAGGCCTCGCCACCAAGCGGGGCTTTTTGCGTTTCAACCCATGCCAGATCATCGCAGCCCCGAAGCCCAAGCCTATCGGCAGACCTACAAGACAGCGGCTTGGCAGCGCCATCGATGGTCAATCCTCGTCCGTGACCAGTTCACTTGCCAGAAGTGCGGCAGGCTCGAAGGCCGGACATCGCAGCTGGTAGCGGACCACAAGACCCCGCATCGCGGTGATCTCGCCC